ATTATTATTAATCATATCAAACATTTTAACAGGTATCGCAAGTTTCTTTGTAGGTAAACGTAGATCAGATGTAGAGACAGACAATATGGTTTTAAAGAACCTTGAATTATCAATAGGTGTATATCAAAAAATTATAGAAGATTTAAAAAGTGAGATACACGAATTGAATCTCAAAATAGATATACTTGAAAAGAAAGTAGAGGAATTGATGAAAGAGAATAAAAAATTAAGAAAGACAAATATATGACATTACCAAAACCTACCGAAAGAGAATTGGAGAAATGGAACAAATCAGATTATTTCACAAGAATATTAAGATCTGATGTTGACAAGAAAATGAAAATCGACCATTATGAATTGGGTAATTGGATTCATTCTAATTACGAAAGTGTAATTCATACAGGAAACGAATTAAACTATAAACAATTTAAAAAGATTAAATAATGAGTAATAGATTAGAAATGATCAGAAAAGTAAAACAACAAATGTCTTCTCAAAAAGATTGTGGTTGTAAGAAAGACAAGTTCCAAGATAAGATTATGGAAAATCCGTGTCAAGAAGGGTACATCGCTTATGGTACTAAAATTAAAGATGGTAGGGAAGTTCCAAATTGTATTCCAGAAAAAGAAGGAATGGGTGATTTGAAGAAAGATGGTTTTCCAATTCCATCACCATCAGGTAGTGAAGATGAACAAACATTTATATCAAGATGTATGAGTGAATTGAATGAAGAATTTCCTGATCAAAGTCAAAGGGCGGCAGTTTGTTACAAATCTTGGAGAGGAGAATAACCTTTCGTTTTTTTCAAATATAACCACCTCATTCCAAAAGAATGAGGTTTTTTTGTTTTTGAAAGATATTTATTATAATGAAGAAGGAAAAAGTTTATGGTCCTGATCACTTTTATTGTAAAAGATGTGATAGTTATCTTGAACCTGAAGACTTTTATCCAAGTAAATTAAAAAACAAACACATCAATTGTAAAAAGTGTTGTCAAGAAATCGAGAGGGAATCATATGTATACGCAAAAGACAATCCTTGTGGATCATCGAGAGTACCAAGTAAACCAAATCAATTTTCAGATGACGCTCAAAAAGAATGTACACATAACTTTCTAAAATTGATGGGATGGAAATATAATGAAAATAAAGGTATATGGTGGAAAGAAGGTTTCAAAGATGAAGATGGAAATTTTACAAAAGTCAAAAAAAATTACCACAGACATAATAGATCATTAACACCATATATTAAAAGTGAGGTATCAAGATTATTGAAAGAGGGACATAAGAATAAAGTTATAAAAATGATGACAGGAGTGTCATTGGCGACAATCAGTAACATAAAAAAAAATGAAGGACTTTCGAATAGGAGAAATAGAAATACCAAGTGATTATTTTAAATTAACTCAGAAACAAAAGAATGATTTGTGTAATGATTTAATGGATGTAATGATTACTATTATTGATAAACATTTTAGACAAGGTATAGATAGAATAGCAATTCTCGATAAGATGTTGGAATCGTCGATTAATACAAATATCGGTGATGAGAATTACGAAGTTTGTGCGGTCTTAAATGACATTAGAAACTTATTAAATGAAGAAAGAGTTTGAATTATATATAACAAAAAACTATTATCAATTAAAATCAATTGCAAAGAAGATGACAAATGATGACGATATGTCTCACGAGTTATTACACGAATGTATCATACAGATGTATGACAAAGAAAATATCGTATTAAAAAAGTACGACGATAATAGTATCAGATATTATATCACCGCGGTATTAAGAACAAATTGGTATTCAAAGACCTCACCGTTCCATTACAAAATAAGAAAAGAAAGATTGAAGTATGTAGATCTAACAACTTGTATGGACATAGATAAGGAACAACAAACCTTCGAAATTCAAAATTTATATGATATATTAGAAGCATCATATTCCGAATTAAATATTTTTCAGAAGTCACTTATGGATTTATATTTAACATTAGGTAGTTTGAAAAAGGTATCACAGTCAACAAAAATACCTTTAATGAGTATAAGTCGATATATAAACGAAGCGAAGAAAAATATTAAAGACGATATAAAAAGAAATTTATATGAAGAATAGACACGTTAGAGATATAATCAGAAGTGAGAAGGCGGATGACCATTGGAGTTTTCTACCTGTTGAAAATAAGGTTGTACTCGATCTTGGGTGCGGTATTAACTCAGAGTTTGCACCAACCCCTTGGTATTTTATTCAAGACAGAAAAGCAAAGAAAGTATTTGGTGTTGATCCTGACCTCAACTCATATAATTGGTTTAAACAGAATTATAATATTCAAAACTTTATACATTTTCTTGATTATGTAGACAGGTTAGAAAAGTTTGAATGGTATTTTGAAAATTCCAAACCTGATGTAATTAAGATTGACGTTGAGGGAGCGGAAATTGTTTTACACGCGTTAAATCCGAAGTATTTATTAGGAGTAACGGACATTGCGATTGAATATCACAATTTTCCTTGTCTTGTTGCTTGTGAATCGTTATTGGATAAACTTGGAATGGTTATATGTTATTATAAGTTTGAGAATATAGATTTGGAACATCAGGGGGTAATATATGGAAGATTACCAAAGAATCCTGATGAACAAAAGTATAATGAGATGGAGAAATGGAAATTAATGGAATTAAAGAAAATAAATAAATAAATACATATATATGGGATGTTCAAAATGTAAAAAACCAAAAGAAATAAAAGTATCACCAAATGATGTACAAAAAATAGAATTGGACATATATGTTCCAACAATAGAGGAAATCGTATTGGCTTATCACGAATTAACTTCTTACAAAGGTGTACAAGAAGATAAAAAAGAATTTATATCAAAAGTATATAATGTAATATTCAAAGAAGAATTAATATATGATTGTAATAGTTGTGTATCAACTCAAGCGAGAAAATTCAAACATTATATAACAAATGTATTAAAGGTAAGTGTATGATTTTGAAATTAATTAAACAATACATCAATTGGAGAATTAAACGTAAATTATTATGAGTACAAAAAGACCAACAGAAGCGGAATATGAAGAAAGAATACCTGACGCTTTTGAATTAATATTATATCACAAATTGAACTACATTGAATTTAGAAGAACATTCTCAAAGAAATACGGAATCACAGAGCGTCAAGCTGAAAATGTTTGGTCGGATTGTAAAGACCGCCTTAAACAAAGACACCAAGAAAAGACGGAGGAAATTATCAATGACCAGATTCAAAGGTACTTTGACTTACTCCAAAGAGCGAGACAAGACAATAATAAAAGAGTAGAAAGAGAAGTGTTGGCAGACCTTAATAAACTTTATGGATTGGAACTAAGAAAAATAGATATTACGTCTAATGGGGAACCAATCTCAATAAACATCAACTTACAGGACTAAATTTTTTTATAATCTGTAAGATAGTTGTTTCGTATTTTGTAAAACGTATATATGAATATAGATTTAAAATTAGGAGATTGTCTCCAAGTATTGAAAGACCTACCAGATAATTCGATTGATAGTATTGTCACAGATCCACCGTATGGAATTGGATTTATGAATAAGGAATGGGATAACCCAAAAAAACATAGAGAGTTAATTGAACGTGAACAAAAACGTTCAGAAGAAAGATTTAAAGAAGGTAAGTCACCAACTAAAGCAGGATTTTCAAGAGGTGTTCAACCAGGTTTACCAATTGGTGGTGCCAAAGAAGGAAGATGGTTTCAAGAGTGGTGTGAAGAGTGGGGTAAAGAATGTTTAAGGATATTGAAACCTGGTGGATACCTAATGTCATTTTCCGCCCCAAGAATGTATCACAGAATGACAAGTGGATTGGAAGATGCTGGTTTTCAAATTAGAGACCAATTGATGTGGGTATTTGGTTCAGGGTTTCCTAAATCACAAAATCAAGGTAATGGAATTGGTACAGGATTAAAACCAGCCCACGAACCAATTGTTATGGCAAGAAAACCTTTTAAAGGAACTTGTAAGAATAACATTAAAGAATGGGGAACTGGTGGAATTAATATTGATGATTGTAGAGTTGAAGGTGGTAGATGGCCAGCAAATATAATCTTTGATGAAGGTGAAGAACCTTGGAGAAAATATTTCTATTGTCCCAAAGCATCAAAAAAAGATAGGGATGAAGGGATGAACCATTTCCCTGATTATAACAAATACGAAGACACTTGTTCTGATAATCATTCATTCAGTCATATGGTTAAAGAAGGGAAACAAGTATTGGTTAAGAACGTACATCCAACAGTCAAACCAACAGACCTAATGTTATACCTAATCAAATTGGTTACACCAAAAGGTGGTATCGTATTAGACCCATTTATGGGTTCTGGTTCAACAGGTAAAGCAGCAATAAGAGGTGGATATAATTTTATTGGAATAGAAAAGGAAGAAGAATATATAAAAATATCTGAAGCAAGAATTAATTATGAACGTAACCATCACACCAACTAAACGTCAAAGTACGGCTTGGAAATATCTAACAGACAATACAACCAATGTTGTTCTGTTTGGTGGAGCGGCATCAGGAGGAAAGTCTTGGTTGGGTTCTTTATGGGTTATTACAATGTGTTTACAATACTCAGGTGTTCGTTATCTAATTGGAAGAACAGTATTACAACAATTAAAACTAACAACGTTAAATACGATTTTTGAACTATTCAATAAGATGGGATTGAAATCTGGTGAACACTATAACTACAATGGACAAACAAACGTTATTACATTTTATAACAAATCAGAAATTATATTAAAAGATTTGGCGTATAACCCATCGGACCCTCAGTTCGACAGTCTTGGGTCTTTGGAGGTATCAGGAGCGTTCGTCGATGAGGCATCTCAAATATCTCATTTGGCGTTCTCAATAATCAAGTCTCGTATTCGTTATAAATTAAATGAGTATGGATTAATACCAAAAATATTATTAACCTGTAATCCAGCAAATAATTGGATTAAAAGAGAATTTTATACACCATATGTTCAAGAAACATTACCTGATAATATAAAGTTTGTTCCATCACTTGTAACAGATAATCCACACGTTCCACAATCTTATATTGAAATGTTAAAAGAATTACCAACACAACAAAGACAAAGATTATTGGAAGGTTTATGGGATTATGAACAAGATAGTGATGCGATATTTGATTTCGATAGTATTACAAGTTGTGTATATAAATTCCCACCAAATGAAACAGATAAGAAGTATATGAGTGTGGACGTAAGTAGATTCGGTGACGATAGGTCCGTAGTGATGATTTGGGTGGGTCTGGTTCTCTTAGAATGTCACATCTATAGGAAAGTATCCACCACAGAATTATCTACCGAAATTAGGTCTCTAATGACCTCACACAAGATTCCTAATTCACAAGTAATTGTAGATAGTGATGGTATAGGAGCGGGTGTAGCGGATCAAATCAGAAGTGTGAATTTTGTAAACAATAGTTCACCATTTCACAATCAGAATTTTACAAACTTAAAATCTCAATGTTACATCAAACTCAGTGAGTTATTCAAAGAAGGAAAGATCAGTATAAATTTATCTGATCCAGCAATCATTGATGATTTAACACAAGAACTACTCGCAATAAAATTAAAAAATGTGGATAAGGATACAAAGATAGGTGTTCAATCAAAAGATGAAATGAAACGTATTCTTGGGAAAAGTCCTGACTTGGCGGACGCGGTTTGTATCGGTATGTATCCACACGTTAAAACATTAAAAACAACAGGGAGATATTCTCTGAGTTTTATTTAAAATTATATATATGAATGATATTAGATTTGAAATTGATGGAATAGAATATAAAGTTCCTGAGTTTATAAACATTGATAATTATGTTAAAGTATATAAAATAAAAGACATTTTTTCTGATGAATACTTCGCAGCTAAACTTCTTAATATTATATGTGGAACACCTGTTGAAAAAGTTTTGGAAACAAACTATCAACAAGTAGAATTTATCGCAGCGTATATTATGTCAATGTTTCCAATACAGGAGACACCACCATTTAATGATCGATTTGAAATTGATGGTATTGAATATGGATTTTTACCATCGTGGAGACAATTATCGTTTGCAGAATGGGTTGACCTTGATACATTAATGACAAAGAAACCACAAGAGTTTCTCAACTATATTCATATAGTCACAGCGATAATGTATAGACCAATTACATATAAGGACACGAAATCTTATACTATTGAAAAATACAATTCCGAAACGATGATGAAACGAGCGGAATTGTTCAGAGATAAACTCGACATCAAATATTTTATAGGAGCCCAGTTTTTTTTTATCAAGTTCGCAAGGAAGTTCTTAGAGCCTACCCAACAGTCTTCGACTATGACCCTGATAGAGAAGATAAAATGGTACCTCAAGTTGAGGAAATTAATGAAGAAAAGTCGTTCAACCAAGTCTTCGGATGGTGGGTTGTTGTCAACAGAGTTAGTAAAGACGATATTACAAGACATCAACAAGTCCTCGAAAAAGGTTTGGTGGAAGTTTTAAACCAATTGGCGTTCTTAATTGCAAAGGATGCGGAGGTAGAAAAAGAAACAAAGAAACTTTATAATAAACTATAGTAGTACAAACTCAATAATTTTATATTTATATAAGAGATGGTTAACTTTAAGACATATTTGATTTACGAAGATGGTAGAGTGTTTTCTACTAAAAGAAATAAGTTTTTGAAACCAAGATTAACTAATCGTGGTTATCATCAATATAACTTATCAGGACAACAAATATATATTCATCAATTACTTGGTGAATTGTATATACCAAATCCTAATAATTTTCCAATAATAAACCATATTAATGAAGATAAAACTGATAACAGAGTAGAAAATCTTGAATGGTGTACACAAAGACATAATGTTTTACATTATCATAAAGGTAAAAAATTGGAAAAATATGGAGATAGATTTAGAGTTAGGTGTTGGGATAGAAAAAATAAAAAAAATCTTCATTTAGGAATAGTTAATACAATAAGTGAAGGATTAGATATTTATAACAAATATGTCAGTAAACTTTAAACAATTAATACAAGATTTAAGTGGTATTGCTTATTATCACCCACAGATTTCCTCATTTGGTTTTGGTGAAGTAAGTCAAATAACAATGGACATAGAAACAAAAAAGGAACCAAAATATACAAAAATGTATGTGGTACCTGGTAATGTTACTCTTGCTCAAAATCAATTACTTTATAATTTCTCAATTATTATTCTTGATAGAGTAAACGAAGATTTATCTAATCAACGTGATGTGATGTCAGATACATTGGAAATATGTAAAGATTTATTTACCATTTTATATCAATCATACACAGCAAGTTTCGGTGGATTCACATTGGATTATGAAGTTCAATGGAATAGTAATGTAATTCCATTTTTGGAAAGGTATGAAACAGTTCTTGCTGGTTGGACAATAAACTTACAAATTCAACAACCGTTTGATTATAACAGATGTGATTTACCTGAGAGACCTTTTGTGGCAGGTAAGAAGTGGTACGAGTTGAGTGAGTTATGGAACAACATATCTGAAAATTGGGAGAACGTATAAAAAAATTAATATATATAAAACAAAAACACTATGGGTTCACTTACAAACCAATATGTATCACAGTCATATCAAGGACTTGTAAAATTCGAAAATTCAACAGGGGTAACAGGAACACTTCAATATCTTGAAGATGGTCTTGGTAATGATTTACCTCTACAAATATCTAATTCATCAGTTAAGGTAACAGGATCATTATATGTTTCTGATTTACAATCTAACACAGGATTGACACAAGCTCTTGTTGTTGATACAGGAACAGGACAAATTTATAGAAATACAATAACAGGAGGTGGAGGATCAGGATCAAGTGGATCATCTGGTACCTCAGGATCGTCAGGTTCTTCAGGAACGAGTGGAAGTTCTGGTCAATCAGGATCATCAGGAACTTCAGGTAGTTCAGGAGTTAGTGGTTCATCAGGAACCTCAGGGTCCTCAGGACAATCAGGAAGTTCAGGAACATCTGGTTCTTCAGGACAATCAGGATCATCTGGTACGTCAGGATCATCAGGTGTAAGTGGAAGTAGTGGTACTTCAGGTCAATCAGGTTCCTCAGGAACAAGTGGTTCATCAGGAGTTAATGGAAGTTCAGGAACTTCAGGATCGAATGGTTCGTCAGGTACAAGTGGTATATCTCCTTCAATAACTGTTGGGGATGGTTCAACTTCTGTAAACAATGTTGATAATATTTTATTTAGTGGAGCAACCGTTACCGATTTAGGTAGTGGTGATATTAGAGTAACCATTACAGGTGGTGGTGGTTCAGGTTCTTCAGGAACCTCAGGTACATCAGGTGTTGCTGGTTCAAGTGGTACATCGGGTACGTCAGGTCTTGATGGTTCTTCAGGTACTTCAGGAACCTCAGGATTAGATGGTTCATCTGGTACGAGTGGTGTTAGTGGAAGTAGTGGTACGTCTGGTACAAGTGGTGATATGGGACCTGCTGGTTTACCTGGTTCAAGTGGAACATCTGGTACCTCAGGTCAAGCGGGAAGTTCAGGTTCATCAGGAACAAGTGGTGGTGGAGGAATATTCTCTCAAACAGGTTCATTCTACGCAACAACAAATGATTTACAAATTACAGGTTCATTAATCGTAACAAATGGAATTACAGGTTCATTGTTTGGTTCGGCCTCATACGCAATCAATGCTGAGACAGCATCAATTGCTCGTGATGTAATTGTTGTTGCTAAAAACAATAATCCTGGTACATTAAATAAAGGTA